GTTTCTAAAAGAATAGGATTATTAAATGCGTACAATCCGTTATTAAATTGAGTATAAACATGAGATGATATTGTTTGATGACTTTCTCCGAGTTGACTACCAGTAAACGTTATTACCAATGGAGCCTTAGTGTCTACAAACACATCAAAAGGAGAAAGGCTTCCGTCATTTCCGGCTTGAGATAAAACTATTGAACCTGGATGGCCAAAAGATTGATCGAAACCCGCATTTGGAAGGGGATTAGATTGCATCATATTAAGAGTTATATCGTGTGTAAATTTAGAGCTTTCAATACCATTCCAAGTAAAACTAATAAGTCCTGTAGTTGGATAAGAAGTTTGCCAACTAGAATCAGGAATTAATTGCCAAACCTCGTCTTGCCCACCAACAAGTAAAGTTGGTATAGGAAACGATTCTTCTCCGGTATCCATGTTTTCTATGGTAATTTTGTAATCGTATTCTTGAGACCCAGCATCTCCTTGAGAGCCAATAAACCTAAATCCAGACGATTTGATTTCAGGTATCTGCGTCACGTTCTTAAAATAAAATCCAGGCATATCTGCGTCAAAAACCAATTCAATTGGAGGATAGTCTGGATGAACAAAAAACATAACTCCGTTAACTTGTCTAAACTTGATCTCATTAAGAAATTTTCTAAAGTCCGAATCGTTCATCGAACCGCGAGTATAAATGCAAGGAACCGAGTATGTTGGTTGATTGACTTCAACCCATTGGGTAATGTCCGTACCCGGAGTTATACCCGAATTTTCAATTTTATTATAAATTGCAATATATTGATTCAAATTATAAGTTACTAAAGACCCTGGAGAATATGTAGTTGTATTGTTCCACGTGGAACTTCCTGGGTTCCAGTATTTTCCATTCTGGAAAACTCTTATAAGACCATCGGACATTTCCAACAAAAAACCACTTTGGTTATCTAAAACAAACTTAAATAAACGAACAATCCCATCGGATGGCGTCCTGGCAATCATTTCTGTACCAGGACATTTGGTAACGTTACCCGTTCGAGAAACTTTGAAGTTCTCGCAAGTTTTTAATGAAATGGGGTATTTAGGCAGGTCTGTTTTGCCCCAAAGCTCAGGGGCAATCTCTCCGCCACCAAAACCCTTTTGGAGGTTGGTAAACACTTACTTTCCTCCATAAATCTTCTTGGCCGCTTTCTTGTAGTAATCTTCCTTGGTTTTTTCCAAATCCATTTCTTCAATTTGAAGCGTAAATTGCTTCTCGGCCTGGTCTTTGTTCTCATATTGGCTTACCGAAGCCACACAACATTCGGCTTCCAGTTTAAACTTCTCGCCAATTTCAGGTAAATTTTTTATTCCTAGAATTTCCAGCAATTCGTGATTAACTGTAATACACGTCCCCCAAGGCCATTTAGGACGTTCCATTTCTTTGGCTTCTACGGTTTCTTCTTTAGAACGCTTATCATCCAATTCAATGCTTTTCATGTTTACCTCACGGAGCGTAATTGGCACCAATCATCTGGTATCCATTTGAAGTGTAAATCATCCTAGAACCCATCCGGCTCCTAGTAAGCTCTCCAACCTTCATAATATCAGGTCGGTCTTCGTTAGCATCACGGGCCATAGAAGCAAGCATCATCTGTTGACCTAGCGCAAGGTTCTTTTCTCTCATATCAACCATTCCAACTTGGGCCAATCTAGGAGCCGCCCATCCCGCAAGCATCAATGAAAACGCAAAAATGAAGTCTGGAGGAGTATAGGCAATGTTTGAAAACGCTTGTGTGTACTCAAGAACAGGAACAATGTCTCCGCTCGCAATAGTGAAGTTTGACGTGGGAACAAGAGGATTTCCAGTTAACGCGCTAGAAGGTCCGTGATTCGTAAGAATAACCCGGCCTTGAGAATCGTTTGAAGTTACAAAGTTTACAACTGTAGTCCTATCATCCAAATGACTCCCGTTCCAGAAGCGGCGAACGAATAAGCAGTCCGCTGGATAGCGATACTCGAACTTCCACTCCTGGTTCGGGTTTACAACGATTGGAGAAACGTTAGCGTAGACATGAGCAAAATTCCAGTTATAACCTCGAAGAACCGTCTCCATCCAATGGTCAAACAGTTGACGAAGCGTTTTGGCTTCATCGGACTGGTCTGTATCCAGGTCGGAGATTTGCTTGCCCGTGCCCATATGAAGCAACGCAAGGTTAGCAATATCGGTCTTCGTGTTAGCCATAATGTTTAACCGTTGGCTTGTGGTGAACCGATGTAGACTTACCGGCCATCTTCATGGCCGTGGCAACGGCTTGCTTCTGAGGATGTCCTGCCGCAACCATTTCCTTAATGTTTGAGGAATCAACCTTCTTGGAACTTCCTTTATGCAATGGCATATTAGGCTCCCTTTTCCCCACTAACATTACGCATCTGAACCTTCAAAACGTTCTTGACTCGTTCACGTCCAGGCATCTTACGTTCAGATTCGTTCCAAGACGCAAGCATACCGGCGTCATCACACTTATTGATGATGCTAATAGCCTCGTCTTCGGACATACGAGAAACGCTAGCTACAATCCGTTGGTGAGTATCAACGTCACCAACTGAAGTTGCGCTATCTCCGATAACGTTAGGAATGTTCCTGGCTTCGTCCGCTTCAGGAAGTGTGTCATTCCTCCGAACGCTAGGAAAGCTATTCCTTGGGGCAGGTTCCATCCAAGACGGAGCATACTCAGCGTACTTAAGGAATCGCTCTTTATCTTCCTTGCTCCAACGAGCGGCTTCAGGGCTATTCTGAAGCGTGAACTTCCGGTGTTCAAGCTCGGTCATATCCTTCTTCTCGTTCTGATTTACAGGAACCCCTCGGTGAGAAATAACCCGTTCCTTAATCGGCTTTTTGGTAGTCGGGTCAATTTCGGTATCAGAATCAACTTCGTGGATAACCAATGTTTCTGGCAAATCAAAAACATCACCACCATGAAGAATTCGACAAAAACGTTCCGCTTTGGGATGCCCCTTCTTATCAAGCGTCGGCCATTCTTTAACTCGAACAAGCATGGTTTGTTCTCCTTTAAAAGTTTGGAGGGGGAGTTATTAACCTCCCCCTCCCCTTCACACTTAATACACGTTTTAGGGCGTGTAGTTTGCGGCATGAGTGTAGGTCTGATTGAACTCGGCATCGTTCATCAGGTACGCATTGACCGTGATCGAATTACCAGCCGCGATCGCCTTCATCCCAATGTACTCCTGACTGATCCGATTAGGATCAATCGTCAAAAAGATATTCCCGCCTCCAACAACTCCAGTGACTGTGGCAGTCTGTTCGACACCAGGAGTCAAACGAGAATCGGTGTTAGCCATAGCACCAGTGGTTCGGATAACCGTCGGATTAGATGTAAGTCCGGCGTTATCAGCCGAAATTACCTGGAATTCAATGGTATCAGAAGCGTTGGCCGAAAACGTATTCGGGAATACTCCAAACCCTATTTCCGTTCCGTTTTCTGCATGTCGAGAAGCAACGGCCAAATCAACGGAATAGGTAGAAAGTACCGTCCCGGTAATGGTAGTGCTAGACGACCAAACTTGAAGCTGAGCATCAAGACCTGTAGCCATGACTTATCTCCTTTTTCTTTTGGATTACAGCGCCAACAAGTTAGACTCGCTCAAAAGCAACTGGTCAACAATGCCGAGTGGCACACCGCTGTATTCCCACTCCCAACGAGGGTTATACGCGGCGGCCATGCCTTCCTTGGCATAACCAGCACCTTGAACGGTAACTTGCTTAATCTGATGGCGCAGGTTACGTTGCACGGTACGAGGAGCGAAGAAGTGGTACACGGGCTTCGTGGTTTCCACGCCTTCCTCCGGAGGAACGTTGGTCTCTTCAGGCAACCGAGCAATGGCCTCGTCCATGTAATAGGCCAAGTCTGGTCCGTTCTGAGAGTTCAGGTTCGTAACATCAATATCTCCAATACGAACCACATGACGCCAATCGGCCAAGAACAACCCAAAGTCCATCGTGAATTCGTCCATGTACATAGCCAAGTTACCGACGGCGTTGCCGCTAGAATCAATGGCGTTCGTAACCGGACGCAGACCCCAATCCCTATGGTGTATACCAGCAACGCTACCTTTGGGGAAAATGCCGGTCAACGCATATTCGTTGAACCCGCAAAGCCAAATGGAGCAGTTGGTGTTAGCCGTACCACCGGCAGACAACACGTTTTGTGAGTTAGGCGCACCGCTCTTAGCGGAGAAACGCATACCCAAGCCGTTAATGTCCGAAGGATTCGCACCACGATTACCGTAGAACGAAAGATAGGCGAATTTACGACCCATAGCGCGAAGACGCCCTTGCGCTTGACGAACTCGGAAGCTCTGTGGGTCCCCGCCGTAATTAGCAACGTCCTCGTCAATCTTAACCCAGTCCTTCAACTGAGCGCAGGTCTCTTCAATTTGAGACCAAGTGCCATACTGAGAATCCACGCCTCGATTCAAAATACGGGTGGAAGGCAGAGGGGCTGAAGTTTCAACCGACGCCATATGAGAGCGCGCCTGGTTGGTTTCAATCCAAGTCAAAAGACGAATCCAAGAGTTGGATTGAGAAAGAGCGTAAATATGCGGAAGTAGTTTACCTTCGCTATCTCGTTCCTTGGCAACATCAACGATGGTCGGATTCTGAATGCTTAATGCGGTAGCCATGACTTATCTCCTTTTTATTGTGGGCTAATCTTCATGGGGTTGTAGTTAGCACCGTAAACACGTTCCCCAATGTTTTTAGGTTCCCATTTACCTGCGGCAGGTTTATTTCCTAGAGTCAAACTAGGGTCTCCTGCCTGTTCTGCAAACTTCACAAGGCCTTTAATCACTTCTGGATGATGAAGGAAGAAATTCGCCTTCAAATCCGATTCGTAGAACGTATCCCCGAAAAGCGTCTTCAAAGACCGCTCCACCAACTGGCTTGTTCGGTTAAGGTTATCTCCTCCCAACTTAGGGTCGGATTTAACCGCGTTGTCCCAAGCCGTTTGTTGCGCTTTAATCTGGGCGTCCCCAAAAGCCGCAACATCCCGAAACGTGTTAAGCTTGGTTTCAAGCTCTACTTGAACGGCGGTGACTGGCTGTTTACCATCCACGGCAGTTTTAGAAGCCTTCCCAAGCCAACCGTTAAGAAATTCCTTTTCTGCTTCGGAAATTCCATCGGGAATCTTAAGTTGCTTAACGTCGGCGAATACTTCAGGAGTCTTCGCAAGCTCGACCTTTTTATCGGACGGCTTATTCTCGGCTACGGCGGCAGGCGACGTTGTCTGTTTATCATCAACAGTCGGCGCGGCTTGTGCGGCAGATGCCGGAGTAGTTTCCTGCGTTGAACTAACCGGAGTCGTGGCGGATGCGGTTTCGGTTCCGGTTGTAGTATTCGTCGTTTCCATACTTATATTCTCCTTGTTTTAAAGCGTTCGTCAATTTGTTTTTGTTCCACGTCTCGCTCGGTAGTCTCCGAATCTTGACGCTGTTTAGCCTCGAAAATCATGGAAATCCAAGGGTTTGCGCCAAACCAAAAAGCAATCTTATTTTTGATGTTTTGAGCGCATCCTTGCCTAGCTACCTTAGCAGACATTTCTTGCCCGTTTTTATCAAAACAATCTTGGTACAATCCAAACTCTTCCATCAACTCATATAAAACTTGTCGTCCTTGAGGCTGAGACAAAACCCATTCCCAAGACTCTTTTAGTTTCCTATTGCGCTTACCGAGTATTCTTTCTTCCATCTGCAAACGTGCTTTGTCACTCTGATCTTTATTCAAGTCTGTCATTCTTGGGCCTCGTTAGCCGTGGCATGAGCATCAGCCATATCCTTAGCTCCCTTGCCAATTTGAGGCATAGCTTGAGCCTGCATGGCGGCGGCTAGTTGTTTTGCTTTCTGGTCTCGTTCTTGCTTTACTTTTCCAGGGTCTTTAAACACCTTTGTATTAACCCCGCTGGCAATGAAATATCTCTTTAACATTTCGTCTCTGTCAATGGTATCAAGAACGCTTTCGGTAGCTCCTGCCGCTTGCTCAACGTTAACTACACTTTGAATAAACGCAACGCCCTTTTCATAAGGTGTTGTTTCCGTAAGCTTCAAAGCCATAGCAACCCTAGACACCAGATTCCATTTAAGATTTTTTCCTTGAAGTTTCTGAGGAGGAGGAGGAATCTCGCCTTGACGCCACAAAATTCCAAAGATGTAAGAAAACATCGGTTTAAGCCAGTCGTGTTCAAAGTTCCCATAAACTGGAGCCAGAATGTTGTAGTTTTCTTGAATGCGTTGCAACCAGTAAGTTGCCGTTTCTGGTTGAGTCTTTTGAGCGGTTTCGTTTGCGATCATTCGGAAAATATCGGCGTAAGTTGTTTTGTCTAAACGCTGTTTCAATTCCATGATTTTGTCTTTAATAGCGGCAAGGTCTGGCTTAATTTGATATTGCGGTCTAATGCCTGTTTGTGCATCAGAAGCGCTAGGTGCCGTAACCAAGAACCCAGGAGTAGTACCCATTGGGTATTGACCCGTCGTAGGTGGAGCAACCATCGGCGGTTCAATCATCTTTTCGCAAGCGTTGTTCCACATACCATTGGTCTTAAAAATCTCCTTAACATCTCCAATGGCTTTACGACCTGGGCCATCGACCCCATAAGCGTCTGTTGGTTGACGGAACCAACGAAACACAAAAACCGGGAACTCGTCAAAACCACGTTCTTGGATAAGACGCTTATCACCTGAATTACGTAAATAATAAGTTGCCTTGTACCTTTTGAACCTGGAATGGTATTTAGCCTTTTGTTCATTGTATTCAAGGTTCGGTTCAACAACCCAAACCATGTCGAACGGAATCTCTCGTTGCTTAGGGTCTTCCCAAGCTCGTTTGATTGTGTTTCCGAGATTTTCAGTGTTAGGCGTACCGTCTGCTTTTTTTTCGCAAAAACGTTCAACAATTTGACGTACTTTAAGCCTTGTCTCAAAAATGAACGTGTCCACTTGTCCCATTCCGTTGTTTGAGCAATAGAAAGAACCAATTGGGAAAACTGTAAATCTACAATGGTTTTTAAAGTCCTCTTCAACCATCATTGCGGCAGTAAGGAATTTTGAACCACAACGATAGAAAATTGGAACTTCTTGGTAAAAATTGGAGTTTTGGAAAACAAATTTAAATTTTTGGTTTACGATGTGACACCAATCAACTACGTCGGTATCGTCCATCAATTCTTCGTCTTCTGGGTCTGTAACGTGCCATTCCGAGTTCTCAGGTGTAATGCCGGTACAAAGCCCTGCGGTCAAATCGTCAAACGCCTGAAATGGATATGATGTTATTTTAATGTCATCGAAGTCTGGATAACCAGCAGTAGCCGGACTCCAAATAACCATGTGAGGGTCAAGTAAATGTTGAATTTCTTCCCAAGTATCTTGATAAGGCGACCGTTGGGTAAGCAAATACGAACGAAGCGTTTCTAAACGAGAATATTCCTCGTACTGTCTGCGTTCGTCGGATTGAGGAATTATAGAATTTTCATCCACCGAGTTTCCCCTTTAAACCGCCAAGAGTCGAGTAATTTATTGCCGTTGTATAAGGAGAATTGGCCGTTGAAATATTCTGGTTGATTTTCTCTTGTTGTTGTCGAACCGCAATCATGGCCGGTTGAAGAGATTCTTGTTTAATTTCTTTATCGCGCTGGTCAATCTGGTCTTGCTCTTGCTTGGCTAGAGTATCCAACTCGGATTGTTCGGCTTTGGCTTGTTTATTTGCATTAATCAAACCAAACAAACTTCCTGCCGCACCCAGACTAACTCCTGCCATTCCACTCATTTCATCCCTCCAAGGGATACCCCGCTCGGATACATAAACCTAAACCATCCAACATGGTCTTGTTGAAATCAGGACTCCATGCGTAGTCCTAATCTATGTAACATCGAGCGGGGGTTACGCCCAGTGATGCCCTTTCGAGCGAGTCGGTTTCAGTTTTGCCATACTTACACCGAGTCGAACACTATCTCATCTTATCAGACAACCACATCCAAACAAACCCAATCAACGCCGCAAAACCGGAACCAACCAATCCCCATGCGCCAGACTTAACCCTCAATTGAGCTTCAGCAATTTGAAGTTTGTTAAGTCGGTTATAAATCTCTGCGTCCGTTTCGGATTGTCTACTTTCAATGCGTTGAAGTGTAGCGTCAATTCGTTCAAGCGTCTTATTCAAATACAAACGCTGTTCTTTCCAGTCGCAATCTTCGCACGTTGGCATTTTAGTATTCCATCCACTCTACGTCGTAATCTATGTATGTATTACCGCCTCCT